CATTAGATTGTAAAGATGCAATCGGTGGTATAAAGAAAGTATACTTTGGAAACGCTGAACCTAGTGCTATGACATTAGGAACAAACGCTTCAGGAGTTATTACAAGTGTAAGCGGTATCTCTTTCTATGCTTATGAATTATTACCACAAGGTAAAAATAACTTTACCGAGACTATTAATTCAAATGCAGAAGTAGGTACTTTATTTTATACTCAGTTATTGAGTTTAGAATTTACAAAATTAACCCAAGCAACCCGAAACAAATTAGCTACAATAGCTAAAAGAAGAAACGTAGTAATCGTGGAAACACACGATGGCACTTTCTTTATGTTAGGTGAAACTTATGGGTTAGAGTGTTCAGGCGGTACTGCTATGAGCGGTGCAGCTATGGGCGAATTTCAAGGTTATCAATTAGCTTTAACAGGTATGGAGAAAAATCCAATGGACCAAGTTTTAGCAGTTACAGCATTCACGATAGTTAGTTAGTTTTCGATGTTAGTTGTATAAGAGAGGCTGCCTATATGGTAGCCTTTTTTATTATATTTAGTCTAAAGTATATTTATAGTTATGGTGATACTAAATCAAGGGGCAAACAATGTTATTTTAACACTTACAGAAAAGGTGACAATAAGTAACCCTATCTTTTTATTTGCCCTTAGTTCTATTCAGACAAATGCAACAGTTTATTTTATTGCTACTGATACCTCACAATACAAAGAGCGTTACAATAAATTCACGTGGACTATAAAGACCAACCCTAACAATAACGCAGGGGAGTTTAACCTACCTATTGAGGGCTTATATTCTTACCAAGTTTACCAACTATCAACACCAAGTTTAACACCGCCTGAGGGTGCTATAATATTAGAAGTAGGGAATGTTCAGTATGGTTATTCTGAGCAAGATTTAACGATTTACGAATTACCAACAACACAAATCAAGATTTATGAGTAGAGTTCAGTTTGCAGGCGAAGATATTGACAAGTACAAAACGCCAGAGTTTTATCAGGAGAAAAATAAAAAGTATGTGAACTTTGGTTCGGATAATTTATATCCATTATACCTTGTAGACTTGTTTAACAGGTCAGCAAAACACAACGCTATTTTAACAGGAAAGCAGACTTACGTTTACGGCTCAGGTTTGAAGATGGAGGGCGTATGGGATTTATTTGCCAACGCAAACAGATTTGATTCATTAGATGAGATATTCAATAAGTGCATTTTAGACAAGTTATTGTATGGCGGTTATGCCTTGCAAGTGATTTGGGATAGAGTTGGCGAATCAATAGCCGAGATTTATCACATGGACTTTAGCAAGATTCGTTCAAATGTAGATAACACCGAGTTCTATTTTTCAAACGATTGGGCTGACCCTAAAAGTAAGCAGAAAAGTTACAAGGTATTTAACCCTGAAAAGAAGCAAGGCGCACAAATATATTATTACAGAGATTACAGACCTGCAACGGCTACTTATCCTTTACCAGAATACATCGGAGCGATTCCTTATGTAGAGTGTGATGTAGAGATAGCCAATTACCATAGAAGCAACTTGCACAATGAGTTCTTTTTTGGTGGTATTTTGTCTTTTAACAATGGCGAGCCAACTGAAGACGAGAAGCAAGACTTAGTTCGCAGGTTAAACAGACGGCACAAAGGCACGGATAACGCAGGTAGATGGATAATAAACTTCTCAGATAGAGTAGACAACGCACCAACTGTAATCCCTATTCAGCCGAACGAATTAGATAAGCAATTTAACCTACTTAACGAGCAGGTTCAGCAGGAAATATTTGTCGCACATAAGATAACTTCACCAATGTTCTTCGGGATAAGAGTTGAAGGTCAACTTGGTGGCAGAGCAGAGATGATAGATTCATTTAAGTTATTTGAACAAAACTACATTAGACCAATTCAGCAGCATTTTGAGCAGTTGTTTGATTACCTAGCTAATAAGTCAGGTAGTATGGCAACAATCGAAGTTCAACCTTTAGAAATGTTTAAGCCTGCGTTTAGTGAGCAGACCTTAATTCAAATTTCTACCAACGATGAGATGAGAGAAATGGCAGGATTAAAAGCGTTTGATGTTGTTAAGACAGAAGGTCAGAAACTTGCAGAAGAAATCGGCAAATTAAGTCCATTAGTTGCAAACAAAGTTTTGAGTTCATTAAGTCAAGAAGAAATCAGACAGATGGTAGGGTTAACAGGTGATGTAATAGTCCCTGAATTAGATGAAACCACACCACTAGAAATGAGCAGCCAAGATTGGGAAAGCGAAATAAGGGTATTCTCAGAGTTTGGCGAAAGTGCAGATTTATACGATGAGATTGAATCTCGCAAGATAACTTTTAGCGATGACCATTACGAGTTCGAGAGCCATTTAGAGTTCAACGAAAAGGAATTATTCGCAACAATTTACGAGCCAACCACAGCCGAAAAAAAGTTACTAGATATAGTTAAAAAGAATCCGCTAATTTCTCAAACTGACATAGCCAAAATAATGGATATGACTAGGGGCGCAGTCGGCAATATGTTAGACAAACTAAAGCGTGAGAAATTACTTGGCATTACTGAGGGTGCTTGGAACATTTTAACAGTGCCACCAAGAAGCAGCGTTTTAGATAGGGTAACGGATGAACTTTCTAAGTTCAATGTGAAGTATAAATACACAGGTCCGAGAGATAACAAGAACAGGGATTTTTGCAGAGCGTTACTGAATCTAAACAAGGTTTATACAAGAGCAGAAATTGACAAGATAAGCGGCATAGTAGACAGAAATGTTTGGACAAAAAGAGGCGGATGGCAGACAGTCAAAGGCACAGATATTCATTTACCATTTTGCAGACATCAGTGGAGTTCAGTATTAGTTAAGAAAAAATAAGATGTTAAACACAACAGTACTATTTATAGGAGAGGCGGCACTAAAGCAAGAAAGTGTTATTAGTGAAAACGTAGACCCAAAACTTTTGATACCTACAATCAAAGAGGTTCAGAATATTTATATCCTGCCATTATTGGGAACTGCTTTGTATAACGAATTAGTTACGCAAGTAAGTGGCAATAGCGTGAGCGCAGATAACACCATTTTACTTCAGTCGTATGTTCAACCAACGATGATTAAATACTGCGTGTACGAGTCTATGTTAGATTTAAGTTTCAAGTTCCAGAACAAGAACGTAGCTACTAAATCCTCAGAGTTCAGTCAGCAAGCAAGTTTGAACGATATTCGTTACTTAATGGATAAGGCTATCAACAGAGCGCAGTATTATGCTGAGCGAGTGACCTTGTTTCTAATGGCAAACAACATGAAATATCCTGCTTATTTAAATCAAGGCAATGCAGACATCTCGACAATTTATCCAACCGCTAAGAACTACTCAAATGGGATGTATTTGGGTGGAGATATAGACTGCGATGACATACCTGCAAGAATAAAGTATCAAGGCAATAACCCAAGAAGGTGGATGTTATGAGAAAAGAAGGAAGCAAGAATAAAAGTAATGTAGAGAAATTAAAACAATTTGTAAAGAAATATGAAGGTCACTTTAAATCAGTTGATTGCCGAGTTGCAAACAATAGCAACAAACCACGAGCAAATAAATAGCTTTTTCTTTGGTGACATTGCGGACTTAGGAACGGAAAGCCCTATGCAGTATCCTGTATTTTATGCAGACGTTACGCCTTCAAACTTTACTTACAAAGTGATTGCAGTTAACTTGCAAATAATGGTGATGGATATCGTTAAAAAAGACCTATCAAACGAAAACGATGTGTTGAGCGATTGCCTTCAAATAATTGAGGATATAATTATCAAGTTGCGTGACCCAAGTAAGGTGTATTTAATACAAGATTCTATCAGTCTAAACCCATTTAGCGATTCTCAGGGCGATGAGGTAAGCGGATGGACTGCGAACATTACCATAAATATTCCAAGCACTTACAACGAATGTGCAGTTCCTTCAAATTAGTATAAAAACAAAAATTAATATTTAAAGATATGACAAATGACCAAAAGATTTTAGGCGGTAATGGATGTTTATTCATTGATGCAGCCTCGACAGGCAATAGATTTTACTGCTTAGTGGTGAATGCAAGTTGCGTTTTAACTACTTTAACAAGTGCAGGAGGTCAAAACTTGCTTTCTCAGTATGGTTTATCAGGTAAGACTTTATCAGCAGGCATGGTTATTCCTATGTTCAATGGTGACCCGATAGCAGCAGTAACTCCTTCAAGTGGTTCAGTTATCGGTTACGGATATAGGGAGGTTTAAATATGATTGGAGTCGGTATCGGTATCCCATTTTTTAAATCATTTGGCGGCATAGACGCACAAGCACAAGCGCACTACAATAGAGTAATAGCTGATGGCGGATTAGTGCCTAGTGGTTTAAGTGGCGTTAATGCCTTTTTTAATACTATTAAAACCATTTACGGAACCTCAGATATAAATACTGCCATTAGTGTAGGATTAGACCCTCAGGTGCTAGGCTATAAACTTGGAGCAGGTTCGGGTACTACATTAGGACAAGCAGCGCAGAAATTGTATTCTCCAAAAGATGTATTTGGTGGCATAGGAACAGGAAATGCATATTGGGAAGGTAGTGGGGTTGCAGGTAATTATGTAAGTACACCAAATGCAGCCGCTAATCAAATAACGGGAGATATTGAAATAATTTCAAAAATTGATTATAAAAACAACACAACACTTCAAACAATAATTGATAAGTCAAATGGAACTGCATTTAATTATTCTTTATATATTGACGGTTCAAATGTGCCAAAGTTTATTTATAGCGTATTAGGGTCTGTTCAAACTGCAATTTGCAGTTCAAATATAGGCGCTTCATTTAGTGGTTACATAAAAGTTACAAGGACATTTGTAAACGGAGTGTTTAAATTTTTTACTTCTTCGGATGGGATTACTTACACACAATTAGGAACTAATATATCAGGCACAATAGGATTACTAGATTCTAACTCTCACCCCGTAACAATAGGGATATTACAACCTTCTTCTTTTCCATTCCAAGGCAAAATCTACCGAGCCACACTTTCCAATACAATCGGAGGCTCTCCCGTAGTTGACTTCAACCCTAATCAATATACAGGAGCAAATACATGGACATCTACTACCTCAGAGGTATGGACAGTAAATAGAACAGGAGCAGGTTTAGCAGACGTGGTGCAAACAACGGCAGCAAGTCAGCCTCTTTTATTGGTGCATAGTGGGGCGAATTATTGGTTTGGTAGTGGGGTAGATGGAAATTATACTCAATCTAGTTTACAATCAACTTTTAATTTTGGTAGCAATTTTTCAATTGTTTTTGAAATAGAGCCAAGAGCAAGCACAACGGGCGAATTCTCAGGATGTTTAAATGGTTTGTTTTATACTTTTGCTTTAATTTCATCAGGAATTATAAGATTTAATGGAGGAGGTCAAACTATTAATTCAACTACTCCAATTACATTTACAAGGCAATGGATAAGAGTTTCAAGGTCAGGAAGTACTTGGTCGTTTTTTACTTCATTAGACAGAATTACTTGGACTTCATTAGGTACTGCAACAAATGCAGTTATTTTGCTTGGCACTCCAATAAATATAGAAGTTGGTAGGGGTTCAGGTGGCGTAGGGGTTGCATTTGCGGGCAAAATTCATAGGGCTTTGTTCTATATGGATGCAACAGTAACAACAATAGTAAGAGATTTCAACCCTTCAACATACAACGCAGCAACAAGTCAAACACAATGGACTAGTTCAACGGGTGAGGTTTGGACTTTAAACGTAGGAACGGCTGCAACGGGGTATAAAGGTGCTTTGGTTGATAGGACTATTGTGCAAGGCGATGGGGTAGATGATAGGTTAGTTGTTAATTCTGCATTCTCTTTAACTTCAAGAACAAATTACGTTGCAGCCAATTTGTTTTCTGCGGCATTCCAATATGTAATAGATGACACTGGAGGGAGTATTGCTAGAAATGCAGTGGTAAAAACTGGAGTTTCTAGTCAAGTTGGTGCATATCTAAATACAACAACAACAAGGACAGATTCAACATTTACTATAAATATAAATTTAATTACTTGCCAAATTGCAACAAGTCAAAACCAAAATATACAAGTAAATAATGGGGCTGTAACGTCAAATGCAGGGCTAACCCCTTCTACAATAACGGGATTGTCTGTATTGACAAGAGCAGATGGAGGAAGCCCTGCAAACGCTGCAATAAGAACTATTATTATAGCACCAAGTTATGATAATAGTACAGTAAAAACAACTATGTATAATATCATCCGTTCAATGTCAAATAACGCTTTTTAATTATGATAGAACCAACACAAATTTATCCTTGCTTTTTTGCTTGTAAAAATGAAGCAGAGTTTGAAAGTTTAGATACACAAGCCTGCGAATTGTTAGACTTTCCAAATGCAGGGGCGTTGGATTATTGTAACCCGATTATTGATGTTAATGAAGTTTATTATTTTACTGTGAATCCTGAGGTGACTTCTTTATTTACTCAAGAACAATTAGACACTTGCATACCTTACGAGGATATTCCAATGCCAACCCCTGAGCCGATAGGATAATGAAAGAGAAATACACCATTTATTTAATCACTGGTCTGATAGCTTATCTTACGCCAATTTTAACGAGTTTATTATTTGTTGGCGGATTAGTGATGTTCGATTGGATAACTGGCATAATAAAGGCACATAAGCTAGGAACGCTAAGTAGTAGAACAATGATAAAAAAGTTTTACACTGGTTCAAGTTACTTAGTATCAATCGCAGCAGTTAGATTATGTGAGGTGTATTTTGGTGATGAAATTCCATTGGTAAAACCTGTGATTGCTATGATAGCTTTGAGCGAGTTACAATCTATGCGAGAAAATATCCAAGCAATTACAGGCATAGACTTATTAAAGAATTTGTTTAACGTATTACAACGCAAAACTGAAGCATGAGAAAGATTGATTACTTAGTTGTTCATTGTACAGCTGGTCCACAAGACCAAAAAACGCAAGACATTAAACATTATTGGGCTAAGGTGCTAGGTTGGAAAAGTTATGGCTATCACTATTTAATCAACAAGGATGGCAGCGTTGAAAACCTCACCGACATATCTAAACCTACTAACGGAGTTAAAGGCTATAACGCTAACTCAATTCACGTTTGCTACAAAGGTGGAGTGAATGGTAAGGACACACGAACACACGACCAAAAAGCAGCGTTAGAACGTGTTTTAAAAACATTGAAAGTAATGTTTCCAAAGGCTCAGATAAAAGGTCACAGAGATTTCTCGCCAGACTTAAACAAAGATGGCAAGATAACTTCAAACGAATGGATTAAGCAATGCCCTTGTTTCGATGCGATGGTAGAATACAAGACAATCTAATGCAAGAAGAAGAAACGGAAGAATTATACTATGAAGATTACGATACAAGGGCTGAGGTAATCAATCAATGCCATTCTGCTTTAACTGCCATTGAATACGTTGACCCATACGACAAGAAAGGGCAGGAGCAAAAGAACAGAATCAAACGCAAGGCTTTAGACGTTTTAGACTATTACATTTCGGAAATTCACGCAGAAATATTTGACGTAACCTATGAAGAAGAAGACTAAATCAGAATTGACTAAGGAGGTAATGTTGGAGAACCCAACAATTACTACAAATAGAACGCTTGCAAAAGCTCTTTTAAATAAATATCCAATGCTATTTAAAGACTTGGAGGATGCAAGGGCTTCTATCAGATACGTTCAAGGCAAATCTGGACAACAAAAATACAAACAAATAGCAGATAAAATTCCAATCTTCTTAGAAAAGTTAAATGCTGAACGTGCAAAATACGATTTAGACCTAAGAACACAAGAAGATAAGACACCTTACATATTTGGCGAAAACCATAATAAGGCACTTGTAGTGGGCGATTTTCATTATCCCTATACAGACATTGACTCTTTAACTTTAGCGTTAGAATACGGCTTTAATGAGGGCGTAGACTGCATAATTATAAACGGAGATAGCTTAGACTTCAACACCATTTCAAGATTCGTTAGTAAACCAAACGAAATGCGAGTAATGGAGCAGATTGAAGGCGTTAAGAACTTGTTGGCTTGGATGCTAAAAGTAATGGATGTAAAAATAGTATTTCATGCAGGTAATCACGACAAGAGAATTGAGGATTACGTTATCAGGCAAGCACCTGAACTTTATTTAAACAATAAGTTAGAAAAGTTACTCATGCTTGAGGACATGAAGATTGATTACGTTCAAGATTACAGGTTTATGAAGTTTGGCAAACTAAACATTGCACACGGACACCACATAGTAAAGGGCATATTCGCACCCGTAAGCCCTGCAAGGGGAGTATTTACCAAGACAAACACATCAACGCTTATAAGCCACGTTCATAGAACCTCTGAACACATGGAGTCGGACATGAATGGTAACGTCTTAGGATGCTTTTCTATTGGCGCTATGACAACGATAACTCCAGACTATAACCCACAAGTATCTAAACACAATCAAGGTTTTGCAATCGTTACCAAAGACCCTAAAACGGGTGATTTTGAGGTTAACAATAAGAAGATAATCAATAAGAAGATACGATGAACGAGAAGCGCAAACAAGCTGTTATTGATTTGATTAATCTAATGTTTTCCATTAGCAAACATAATGTATCTTATGAAGATGTGGTTGGTAGGCAAGATGCTTGGTATAATGAATACACGATGACCTTAGAGCAAAATCACGAATGGATTGAGCAAGGTGTGAAATATTTATCTAAGAAACTAAAGATTACTCACGTTCAAGCTAGAAAAGAAATGCTTTGGGTTAATCTTATGTGGGGTTTAAAGACTATTGAATAATGAAAAATTTATACATATTATTAGCCCTTACTACCTTAGTAAGTTGCTACACAAAGAAACGTGCTATTGAAAAATTCTGCATTACCGACACATTAGAGGTAACGCTGCACGATACTATTCGCACCGAAACAATACGCAAAGACACGGCATTCGTTTATAAGGGCGATACAGTCACAATCATAAAAGATAGGCTGCAAATCAAGTATTACCGAGTAAACGATACTACCTACATAGATGGTGCTTGCATTGGCGACACAATTTATATCACCAAATCGGTAAAAATCCCTACACTTCAACCCAAACCGCATCCTTTTAAGTGGTGGTGGTTGCTATTCGCTGCATTATTTGGAGCAGTAATAGTGCTTACTATAAAAAAATAATCATTTGTTTTTCAGTTAGTTATGATTTAATTATAAAATAATTATTTAATTTATACTTGCGTTGCTTGCATATATAAATAGTTATTGTAGATTTGCCCTACACTTAACAACCAAATAATATGAAAGTAAGATTTAATCTTAATCAAGAAGTTTTTTTAGGCGACAATCCTTGTGAATATTATGAAAAATATTTAAAGGATTATGGTTTTATTTTTGACTTAAAAAATGAAGATGTTTATAAAGAAATTGATAAACCAATTTTTTTAAACATAAATGATAATGTAGAATTTAAAAATATTGGATTTTATCGTATAGAAGAAAAATACTATGATGTAGAAAATGATTTTATTTCGTACTCATTAATAGAACACTAACAATGGCAACACTAATCACCCTCACTTGCATGGCTATTTTAACTAGCATATTTTGCAATTATGTTGAAGCAAACAACAAAGCATCTAAGAAGACTAAGAAAGAAAACACAATAACATACTTATAAAATGGCAAACATAACTAAACCAAAACGTAAAGTAGCAACAACGCTACTCAATGTAGACCTCCCAAATAGGCTGCAAGCCCTACAAGTAAGGCGTAACAAAATCAAAGCAGATTCTGAACCAATCGTATCAATCGCTGACTTACACAATGAGGCTATTGAGATGCTTTTAAAAAAGGAGCAAATATGATGTGGCTATTTACATTAACGCTGCTTGCCTTAATAGTTGGCAAGGAAGCTAGGAAAGAACGCCAAGACTTCATTAAACGCAACGGCATGACACGTAATCAACTATTCAGAGCGTGTAAGTATATGAGAGGCGAGAAAGGCAAAGTAAGCTATCGGGAGTTATTGCAAAACATGAATAATAACTAATATGGAAAAAGAATTTATACCTTACAAACAAGCATTAGCTTTAAAAGAACTAGGGTTTGATGAACCTTGTATTTTATTATATAGGGGTTTAGACACTCAACCAGTTTGTCAAATAGGTTATGAGTTTAAAACAGAAAAAAACTCTGATTATAATGATGAAACAAATTATTGGTTAACAGTTCCAACATACTCCCAAGCATTTAAATGGTTTAGAGAGAAGTATGGATTATATCATTCAATAGGATTAGATGATTCATTAGAAAATAATATTAATTGTGATTATCAAATAATAAATCATTCTCAGTCAATATCTGAATTAGAAACAAGTTTTAAATCTTACGAAGAAGCAGAACTTGCTTGTTTAATCAAATTAATAGAAATTGTAAAAAAAAATGAAACGCACAGAATTAAAACTAAAAATTAAAAAATCAACTGATAACACCATCAGGCTATTTAATAACTACGGAAAGCAAATCAAAGTTTGCAACTCAGAAAACAGCACGGATGAAGACTTCACAATCCTAACCAAGATTAAAGAAGACTGGCACGAAGCAAGCCTAGAAGCCACAAAATACGAAACATTACTAACAAACTTTTATTACAAGAAAAATGGAATACATAATTGATGACGCAAAAAAGCACCAAGCACTACTAGATTACGTTGAATCGGACTTGATAGATAGAGTTTACGAGGCTAACTGCCCAACTGCAATAGAAGCATTAAAGAAAATCAAAGCGGTGGTGCTACATCCCGAACTAGCAGATAAAATAGATGCTGCTTGGACTATAAGGCAGAACGAAATAAACCAGTTAAACTATTTGGATAAACTTGGTTCAACTTATTTCTAATAAATAGTAAAATAATTATTGCATAATAAAAGTAATTAACTATATTTGCACAACTAACTAACAACAACAATGAGTAACACAGAATCAATCAAAGCCGTTTTAATCAAACAGATTATTGATAGCGGCAGTAACATCCCACTAGGCACTTTAACAGGTAACATTAACCTGCTTATCAAGTCGGCTGAGTTGGATGGCTTTACGCAAGCAAAAGAAATTATGTTTCCAACAATTACAGACCATCCAAATACTATCTAAATGGAAAACAAACTACCAACCCTCGCAGACTTAACTCAGGATATTGAGTTAGCGTACAAGAACGACCAACTAAACCTACTACTTAACCAACCACCACCAACTAAATGGGTTAAAGAGCATCCTTTTATAAGGGGCTACAAATACCTACCGATTGACAAGGTAGAGTATTTACTTACTCGCATCTTTAAAACCTATCAGATACAGATTACAGGTCAAGGAACGGCTTTCAATGGAGTATGGGTGACTGTTAGGTTAACAGTAAAGAACCCTACCAACGGCGAAGTGATGCAGTTTGATGGCATTGGGGCGGCACAATTACAAACTAAGAAGGACACTAGCCCTGCCGACCTGCAAAACATTAACAATGGAGCATTATCAATGGCGTTTCCAATAGCCAAAACAATAGCTGTAAAGGATGCAGCCGACCACATCGGTAAACTATTCGGTGCAGACTTGAATCGTAAGGATGTTATCCAATACCAACCAGACAAAGACCTAGCAGAAAAGTTCGGAAACAATAAGGAGAAGCTAAATGGAAATTAAAAGATTCGTATTTGAAACAGAAACCGATTGGTTACACCATCGCAAAGACCAATTCACAGCCTCAGAGGTTAATAGGCTAATGGCTGAACCAACCAAAAAGGCACAAGCAGAGGGAAGATTGCTAAGTGACGGAGCGATTACTTATCTACTAGAAAAGGTTGCAGCCTATTTTGATAGTCCTAAACCTAAGTTCTATAATAGCGAAATGGATTGGGGAAAGGAAAACGAACCCGAAGCAGCGTTCAGACTATGCGAGTTATTGAACCTTAACCCTGCAAGCGAAGATGTGATTTACACTTCATCAGGTGGCTTTGTATTCTTTACTAATGGCAAGTTAGGTGGAACTCCTGATATGATTTTGACAAGTGAAAAAAAGATAGTAGAAATTAAATGCCCTAATTCAGACACGCATCTTTATTACAAGGCATTTGTTAACGCTAAAAACTTTCAGAGTGAGTTGCCGAAGTATTATGACCAGATACAAACGAACCTTTACCTATGCGATTCTGATTCGTGTTACTTCATGAGTTACGACCCACGCTTTAAGGATTCCAAACGTAGCTATCATTTAATCGAAATAGAACGCAATCAGGAGCGAATAGACCAAATACTAGCTAAAGTAGAAATAGCGCATGAAATGATGCTTAAATTAATAAACACACTATAAATAAATAAACAGATGGAAATTCAGGGAACATTAAAACAGATTCTACCATTAGAATCAGGCGAAAGCAAGTCAGGCAAAGCATGGCAAAAACAAACTATTGTAATAGAAACTCAAGAAACTTACCCAAAGTTAATTGCAGTTGAGGTAAGCGAGAAAGCAATAAGCAGGCTGCAAGACTACCAAATAGGTCAAACTATTACCTGTTCGATTAATATCGAATCTAGGGAATATAACGGCAGGTGGTTCACATCGGTAAAGGCTTGGAAAATCTAAATTAACAAGGCGGTAGGCGGGCAACTGCTTACTGCCATTAACTAAACACTATGAACCAAGATTTAGTAAACGAATACATCCAATGGTCGCATGAAACTTTTGGAGATGAAAGATGGCTAGACGTATTATCCAAACTGCGAAACGAAGAAGTTTGGGAGTTTAGAAAGGCGGTAGTCTTGGATGGCAGAAACGAGCAAGCAGATGAACTAGCAGACTGCTTCTTTCTAATGTTTAAAATGGCTCATTTGACAGGCTTTAACGTAGAAGATATTGAGGCAGCGATGGCAAAGAAATTAATTGAATTACACACTAGAAAATACATTGAAGGCAAAAGAATTAAATGACACTACTAATAAGCAAACCAAACTTCTATGTTCGAGTTCACGGAGTTAACAAACACAAGATTACACTTGATGGCATCATTTGGGCAGTAACTAAAGTAAGCGGATATTCAGAAAAGGAACTAACATCCAACAACCGCAAACGTGAGATAATGTGGTGGAGGCATTGCATAGCTTACTTAGCTTGTAAGCATACTTACAACAGCCTACAATCAATTGGATTAAGATTAGGAGGGCGTGACCACACTACAATAATGAACGCTCGAACCAAGATTCAGAATTATCTAGATTACAAGGATGCGTTTTTTGTAGATAGGATTAAAAAAATAGAAACGCTATTATGATATCAGAAAGAACTATTATCCAAAACCTGCTAATGGCTTATATGTGCAGCAAAGCAGCGAGCGAAGCAATGCAGACAGTCTGGAGTTGCAGAGATGCAATCGACAACAAGCACATTATAGGAGTAATTAAAGAGGCTAAACCAAAGATTAACTACTTCATTAAACAGATTGATGAAACCTTACTGAGCGATGCCAGATTTAAAAGCAAAGATTGGGAGCAGTTGCAAGATTCGATGTATCAGGTGCTAGAAGGTTTGGATGAGGAATTAAAGAAACTATGAAATACAGATAATACAGGTTTACACATTTTTTGGCTAGTTCATCCATTATAGAAATGATAAAGGCAAAAGTTTTTCCAAAAGTTTCTGAAAAATTGCAAAAATGTGTACTATCTGTCAGGATGCCCGAAAACACTAGGCTTTTAAATTTACAATGTGTATTTTCAATGTGTATTATCTGTATTAATTAATAAAAAGATTTGCACAATGGTATTAGTTTTAATAAATAGATGTAGTTTTGTTCTATAAAATCGGGTTTCAGCGGCGGCTGTCTAAAAGGTTTGAATGACCCTTCCCCGATATTTTTTAAGTCATTCAACTAAAACATTCAAAGTATGAGTAAAATATTAGTATCAGTATTTAAGAGCGCACAGGATGCCTCTAACCCTTTTCATAGGGCAGTAGAAATTTGCTTACAGCGAATTATCGAAGGTAACTCCAAAGAACTTGTAGAAAAGTTTAGATTAACCAAAGAAGATAAGTATAAGAAGCAGTTGCCTGGCGTTTGTTTCAATGGAACTTTTAGCCATAGAGCAAATAAAAACATTTTAGAACCTAGCGGTTTGATGATTGTTGATTTTGATAAGTTCCCAGATATGGAAATATTAAATGAAACTAAGCAGAGATTAATAAATTTACCTTATATCTTTTCTGTTTTCATTTCACCATCTGGTAGCGGATTAAAAGCATTGGTTAAGATTCCAAAGGATGCCGAAAACTTTAAAGGTTATTTTAATGCTTTTATGGCTGAGATTGATAGCCCTTATTTTGATAAGTCGACAAAGGATATAAGCAGGTTTTGTTACGAAAGTTATGACCCTGAACTATATTACAATCCAGAGGCGATTGAATACGATACTATTGAAGTCGAAGAATACACCGAAATTGGTTCAACTTATAGTGATGTGGTAGTTCCGTTAAAATCTGAATCACAAATTATTGATAGGCTAACAACTTGGTTCAATAAAAAGTATAGTATGGCAAATGGAGAAAGGAATAGTAATCTTTTCAAATTTGCTATGAGTTTAAACGATTTCGGCATTAGTCAAATAACTGCATCTAATCACCTGCTTAAATATGCTGAAAAAGACTTTAATGGCAATGAGATACAAGACCTAGTCAATAGTGCCTACAAGCGTGGTAAAAATACCTTTAGCACAAAGTTTTTTGAAGATAGCAACACTAAGTCACATATTCAAAAACAAATATTAAGCGGCAAACGAATTGAACAAATAAAGACTAACCTAGAAAGAGCATCTAATCCACATGAAATAGAAACGATTGAGAGGGTTAAGGAATCGATGGAGGTGGATGACTTTTGGAATGTATCAGATAAGGGTAAAATTTCTTTAAGCCCTCTTAAATTTAAGAAATGGTTAGAGCAAGAAAACTTCATGAAGTATTATCCTGCGGGCGGTAATACTTATACATTCATAAAAAGACAAGGTAATTTTATTGAGGAAACAAATGAGAAAAGAATAAAGGATTTTGTTTTAGAATACCTGCTTGCCAATGATAAAATAGGGATTAAGCCATACGATTACATAGCAGGCAACCCTCAGTTTTTTACTCCAAACTATTTATCCTTTCTAAAGTCCGCAGATATTAAAATGAAAGAGGATACTCAAACAGAGTGCTTTATTTATTATGAAAACTTAGCCCTGAAGATTACCGATAACAAGACTGAAAAGATAGACTATCTAAATTTAGACGGCTACGTTTGGAAGAATCAAATTATTAATAGAACCTACACAGACACCGACCATCACGAGGCAATATTTAGGGAGTTTATTTGGCTGATTAGCGGTAAGAATAGAGATAGATATAATACTTTTAAATCAGTTATTGGTTATCTATTGCACACCTTTAAGACATCAGCAAATAACAAGGCTATTATTTTCAATGATGAAACAATAAGCGAGAATCCTAATGGCGGAAGCGGCAAGGGTGTGTTCTGGAATGCCATCTCTAAGATGAAAAAGGTTAGTATGATTGATGGTAAGTCCTTTGAGTTTACAAAAACTTTCCCATATCAGACAGTAAGCACAGATTGTCAAGTACTGGTATTTGATGACGTTAAAAAGAACTTTACTTTTGAATCACTATTTAGTTTAATTACTGAGGGGATAACCATTGAGTACAAAGGGCAGGATGCAATTAAGTTACCAATCCAAAAAAGCCCTAAAATATTAATTACTACTAACTACACGGTGGGCGGTGTAGGTGGTTCATTTGAACGTAGGAAGTTTGAGGTTGAAATGAGCAGCTACTTTAATTCAAACAATACACCTCTTGACCATTTCGGTCATTTATTATTTGATGATTGGGTTGATGAAGAATGGGCAAGGTTTGATGCTTATATGGTTAATTGCTTGCAGTACTATTTAAAGAATGGTTTAGTTAATAATGAGTTTGGGAATCTTTTAACACGAAAGTTTATTGTTGAAACTGCTCACGAGTTTTTTGAATGGACTAAAGAAGGAAACATTAAATTAAACGAAAGGCTTTACAAGGGCAAAATATTTGAAGACTTTGTAAATGAGTTTCCAGACTTTAAGAAGTTTCTTAGCCAAAAGAAGTTTAAGAAGTGGTTAGAACTCTATGCCATATTTGTTGATGCAAAATATACAGAAGGGAATAGTGTAGATGGCAGATGGTTTCAACTTTCAAAAGATATTATCGAGCCAATGTTTAAAACCGATATTCCTTTTTAATTATGTTTGAATTAAGAGATTATCAACAAACTGCTGTGAATAATGGCAATGAGATATTAAAAGCCAATGGCATATTAATATTGAACTTTGAGGTTAGAACAGGTAAAACTCATATTGCTTTAGCTATTGCAAGTGATTATCAAAATACTTTATTTGTCACTAAAAAGAAAGCGATAAGCAGTATTGAATCAGACTATCAAACGGCTGAACATTGCAATAAGCTAACGGTTATTAATTATGAGCAGCTAAGTAAATACAAAGCAGAGTATGACTTAGTAATATTTGATGAATCTCACGGACTAGGAGCGTTCCCGAAGCCAAACAAAAAGATTAAAGAGGCGGCTAATGTTTGCTTAAATGGATGCGATGTTATTTTAATGAGTGGAACGCTTATGCCCGAATCCAATGCCCAAATATTTCACCAATTATGGGTGAGCAGTTGCAGCCCATTCAAAGATTACAAGAATTTTTATAGGTGGTTTGAATCATTTGGTAAGCCTAAACTAAAATATACATCATACGGCACTTGTAATGATTATAGCGATGTTAGTTACGATAAGATAAGACCTTACATTGAACCGATAATATTAACTAAAACACAGGGCGAAGCGGGGTTTGTTAGCGAAATAGTGGAGCAGGTGCATACGGTTATAATGCAGCCAAGTACTTACAATGTAATTGACAAACTAAAGAAGGATAAAGTGGTTGAAGGTAAAAAGGGAGTAGTGCTTGCAGATACAGCGGTAAAAGAAATGCAGAAACTACACCAACTATACAGCGGCACAATAAAGTTTGAAGATGGAAGTAGGTTTGTATTCGATGAAACAAAGTCTAAGTTCATAGCCCAGAAGTTTAAGAATCAAAAGATAGCTATATTTTATAAGTTCATTGCTGAACTAGAAGCAATCAAACGGCATATTGACGTAACAGATAATATTCATGAGTTCAATACCACAGATAAAAACATAGCCTTGCAGATAGTTAGCGGCAGGGAAGGGATAAACCTAAGTGCAGCGAGTGCGATTGTTTACTATAACATTGATTTTAGCGCAGTAAGCTATTGGCAGAGTAGGGATAGGATGACCACAAAGGATAGAGTAAAAAGTAATATCTATTGGATATTTTCTCATAAAGGAATAGAGCAGCAAATTTATAAAGCAGTAATGAATAAGAAAGACTTTACACTTCAAACTTTTAAGAAATGGCATCAAAACATCAATCAAAGATAATAAAGAAAATGGAGGCAGATGGATGGTATGTGGTTAATTTAATCAAAACAAATAAGAACGGCATCCCAGACTTAATGTGTCTAAAGGATGGTAAATGTGTTTTCATTGAATGCAAAGAATACACCGACACGCTAAAGCCATTACAAAAATTTAGGATTGAAGAATTAAACAGAATGGGGTTTACTGCTTATGTGGATAAGGCTGAAAAAATAAAATAAGTTACATATTAAATATTTATTTATACTTTTGTAATACACTACTAATGAATAAAGCACAAATAATAGAGGCTATCTACAAAGATGCTGCTTACCGAAATGTTTGCAGAAACATAGCCTCACCTGCTTTATTTGAAGACTTGTTTCATGAGGTTATAATTAACCTGCTCGATATGCCTGATGAGAAAATACTCGAGGCTAAAGAAAAAAAATACTTAAAGTTCTTATTTGTAAAGATTGCACACAACTCTTGGAACTCAAAGCACTCGCCATTTTACCGCAAGTATAGGCACAATGACCAAACGGAGAGCATAGACTTGTTAATTGGATTGGAAGGTGACTTAGACCCTGAACTAGAAAATAGGGAAGATGTGTTCCAAACCTTCACCCAAGAAGTAAAAGATAAGATTGATAGCTTAGATTGGTATGACCAAACACTTTTAAAACTTTACATTGACATTGGGGAGTTCAGAAAGATTTCAGTAATGACTGGCATTAAATACGGAGCAGTCCAATACACGATACAAAAAACAATTAAAAAACTAAAACTAGAAAACCATGACAGATTTAAAAACTTTTCTGATTCTTACAACACTTAGTGCATCCTTCGGGATTGGTGCGAGTGATTTCTTAACTAACGTCTATGGCAAACTATTTGGGGAGCAACTACCTAAGCCTTTCGGATGTTCTTTCTGTATGGCATTTTGGGGCGGTTTAAGCTACTCTTTGTATTTAGGCAATGGATTTGTTGATTCGTTTATGATTGGCTGCGCTAGTAGCGTTTTGAGTGCTTTTATTTCTAAATACCTAAACGTATGAATCAAGAACAATACGAAAGACTAAAGCCATTTAAAGAAAGATGGTTGACATTTAAAACTAATCACGCTATGAAGTGGAGCGGCTTAGAGATATTAGCATTCCAACAAGCGCATAAAGATTTATTTGGATATGTGACTGCAAACATTCATTGCGGTAATTGCCAGAACGAATTAATTCACAAAGTATTCAACGCCTTTGAAGATTATGAATCTAAAATTTAAACACTCGGGGGCAAGTGGAGATATACTCTACTCTATGCCTGCCATTCAGAAAGCCTGCGAGATACACGACAAAGAGGCGATTCTTTACGTTAACATCAATGCACCTAATGTTGGTGGCAATCCTACCTTCAAACACGCTTACGGAGATGTGATGCTAAACGATTACGCTTACAAGATGCTCAGACCTTTGTTAATGGAGTTTGACTTTATTTACGATGTGTTGCCTTATAGGAATCAGAAAGTAGATTACGACTTAGACAAGTTCAGGAGCATAGGAATGAATTTGGCAGCCTACGATATTAAACGATGGTATGCTTTAGCCTTTCCTGAGTTAACAAATGTAAACTACTCAGAGCGGATATTGCACATTGATACTATGCCAAATGATTACATAGTGGTAAATAGAACTGAACGCTATCAGAATCCTAATATTGACTACACAGTCTTAAACGACCTTAAAGAAACAATTTACTTCACAGGTTCAACTGCTGAGTATTCAATATTTAGTCAAAAGGTAAACTGCAAATATCTGGCAGTTCAAAACTTCTTAGACTTAGCACGAATTATAAACAACTCAAAGCTATTTATTGGGAATCAATCAATGAACTTTGCAATCGCTGAATCTTTGAAGTGTAAGCGAGCATTAGAGATATGCTACTATGCACCCAATGTAATACCTGCGGGTGGAGAATATTACGAGTTATGGAATACTGAAGGTTTAATAAATGCAATAAAATGAAAATACTACTAGTCACAGGTCAAAAAATAATGGGTGGCGAATACCACAGGTTAATCGTTCCACATTCAAAGATGCACTTGCAAGGACACGAGGTCAGCCAAATGGCAAGCATAGACCACGTTCCTGAATCGCAGTTATCTCAGTTCGATTTAATTATTGCAAGCAGGTCAATCTCAAGAATAGGCAACGAGGAAAACGTATGGAAGATTCTAAAACGATTAGGCATCCCCGTAATTATAGATACGGATGACCATTATCAGCTAAGCGATAGCCACGTGCTTAAAAAAGAGTGGAAGTTAAACCATAGGGCAGAGGCATTGATTTACAACTTTAGTCAAGCAGATTCGATAATGGTGACAACTCCTTACCTTAAGTATGTAGTATCTCAATTCAATAAAAACGTAGAAGTGTTCCCAAACACAATAGATTTCGAACAACCTCAATTCATACCTAACCCAGAGATTGCAGCAATGAAGTCCGAGTTGGTAAACATTGGATGGAGTGGTTCAGTAACCCACCTAGAAGATTTGCAACTAATCGAGGGCGAAATACTATCTTTGAATAAAAGCCCGTATAAAGATTACAAGTTCATGCTTGCAGGATTCTACGATGGCGATTCGATTTGGCACAAGTACGAAAAAATATTCACTTCAAACTACATACTAGATGACAATAACTACGGAAGAATAAATGCAGCAGATGTTTATAGCTATGCTCAAGCGTATAATTTAATGGACATCGGATTGATTCCTTTAAGATACAACGAGTTCAATAGAGCAAAGTCTGAATTAAAGATGCTAGAAATGGGTGCATTCGGTTTAGGTGTAATCGTTTCGGATGTGGACT